CCATGGCACATTCTCTTTCTTTTCTTCTTTCTTCTGAAGCAGCTTCGGCTCGCATGATCGAACGCAAGCCTGCGTTTGTCGTTCACGCGGAAGTCTCACCGGGTTCTGACGAGCCAATGGTTGAGTTGGATGCAGACAGCTTTGAGCGTGCGCACAATATTGCGCAAAACTGGTTGGTATATGGCCGCGCTGCCAGCGCTGCTATCCGCAAAGTTCATACTGACGGCACGCTTGGCTATGCGGACATTTTTGATCTTCGCGACTTCGAAGACGAGCTTGCCGAGCAAACGCAAGGCAACCTCAACCGCACAATGGCCAACTATGGTTTGGTCGGTTAACCAACGGGGCGCTTCGGCGCCCACAACATCGCGCTGGGAGGCGCTTATACCATGAAACTATACACTAACAGAAAAGGCGGATGGGCCGGCACACAAGCGGACGCCCGCAAAGCATGGGGCAAGGACTGGATCGAGCACGAGGTGCCGACGTCCAAGCAGGAGCTGATCAACTTCCTGAACACAAACGCGGTCGGCGGTCAGCATGGCGTCGCTAACGCAGTCGTCGGCAATACCGTCGAGAACGTCGACCCGACCGTGTTCAGCCTTGCGCACCCAGTGCACAAAGAGCCGCTGCCGGTGTCCATGAAGCCAGCGTCGCAAAAAGCGCACGCGTGGCAGACGATCCGCGAGTGCGCTGAGCGCGCGTCGATCAAGGATCTCACGGTCGCGCTGGCTGTGTACATGAACCGCGTCGAAGAACTCGCCGACAATGTACGCCAGTGACCTACGCACATTCATCCTACAGCTACACGGTGTCGACATCGTGTGGCTGCCGACAACGCTAGAAGAGGAGCCACCGTTTTGACTAAGCTAGAACTGCAACACGAAATCGCTAGCAACAAGCACTGGCTGCGACGCAACGAAGAGCGCGTGAAGCGCATGCACGAGCAAAATTTAGGCGTCAGATCGTCGTCGATTTCTGCTGACATCGGCCACTACATGGGTATCATAGAAAACCTAAAAGAGAAGATCGCGGATCTCGAAACCAAGCTGAAGGAGGTAAAAGATGGGACTTGAAATCATAGAAAACTCTCGGAAGAAATACGTCGAATGCACATGCGACACATGCGGCGCATCGGTCGACGTAGGGGCCAAGATTGCGCAGAAACGCGTGCGTGGCAAATCCGGCGTCGTTAGGGGCGCCGAAATCACGAACGTCGTGTCGGTGCAGCAGCAGCTCAAAAAACAAGGATGGCGTGCGACAAAGCACGTCCTAAAGTGCGACAAATGTGTAAGTGAGGAGATCGAAAAAATGAAAACACAAGGATCGATACAAGTAAAAACCAAGCCAGTGACGAACGTCGAGGAAATACGCCAGCCTACGCGCGAACAGAAGCGCGAAATAATCGGCATGCTGGACACCGTCTACGACACCGAAAAGGGCCACTACAAGGGCACTAACAGCGACCAGAGCGTCGCGGAGGAAATCGGCAACGGCGTCATGTGGGGCTGGGTCAAAGAAATCCGCGTCGACATGTACGGCGACGGCGACGAAAACGAAGCCGCAGCGCAGGCGCTTGGAGAGGCGCGCACATGGATGGAGGACGCCGAGAAACGCGCGGCAGACATCAATCTCGGGATTACGCAGCTACAGCTCCAGCTCAAAGAGCTTAACGACATACACGCGGAAATCCGCAAGCTCGTGGGGATGAAGTAATGAGCAGGGCAAAGTTCCACGGGCCGATTTCATCGAGCAGATCGCGCAACACAAAAAAGCGGGTGCGGGTGGCGCATGACGAGATGCCTAAGCCTATAAATCGCAACGCAAGAAGAGCAGCAAAGGCAATGAGGAAAAAGGATGCCAGAAAAGAAGCTACCGCCGGCACTTGAGGCCGAGTACAAGTTCCTGAAGCAGCAAGTGGACTTCTGGATGGAGGCGTGGACGAAAAGAGACGCGTCGCCATCCGCCGGCAGCCGCTACTGGTACGCCAAACAGGATCTCAAGAAATTCGTAGAAAACCGCAGGAAAGAGGGATTTAACATATGAACGCAATAACGAAGTTCGTGCAGGACAACGGACGCACGCCCACAGAGGCGGAAATCGCGGACATGATGAAGGAGGTCGCGCGCACGGACGTGCAGGCGTTCCGCAGGCGCTGGGGCACGCAGATCGTGCACCCCGAAGAACACAAGAAAAAGTCGGTCGAGGGCAAGCACGTCAAAGCCGAACGCCACGCAACAATCATACGCATGACGAAGGAGGGATACACGCAAAGGCAAATCGCGGAGCACCTCGGCATCAATCAAGGCACGGTCGGCACGATCGCGTCACGCATAGGCGCGCGCAAGCACATACAACTGGCCATCGAAATGATCCAAGAGGGCTTCACAAACCGCGCAATAGCGAAAGAACTCGGCATGACGCACCAAGCCGTGCAACAAGTCAAAAAGCGCTACGCAGTCAAGGGGCCGCGGGATCGCACCTAAACCACTCCACGAATACTACGCTTCAGCGGCTTGCTCCAGCTTCCCGCTGAGGCGCGACCAAACGCCATCGTCGTGTGGTCATTTGCCAGCGACAGGCACACAGCATCAGCGCGGTCGGGAGAGTTCACGCCGCGCTTTTTCATCGCCTCCTTGCTCTCAACTTGCATCTTGCCCGAGCTGGTAAAGTGATACCGCGGCGCCGCAAGATCCGAATACAGCGCGTCATCCTTCGGCAGCTTAACGTCGAGCCCCTCCAACCACGCCTTCGCCTTAAACCACAGCTCAGCGCGCAAGTTGATGTACGTCTCCTTCTGCGACGACCTCTCCGCCACGTTCAAGCCACGCGCCGGCAGCTCAAGCTCCCGCAGGCGATCGAGAACACCCGCCCCAAAGCCATTGCTGTCAACGATGATCTCGATCGGGCGCTTGGACGGCGGCAGCGCATCATACTCCGCCTTCACGGCGCCCGTGAGCTGCATCAAATCGAGATTTCGCCAGACCGTCAGCGGATGTATCACCGGCCCCTGCCGCTTACACAAAACGCTGCTGTCGTTTCCCTGCCGCGCGACGTCCAAGCCCCAAATGGCCGGCGTATCGTCGTCAATGCGGATCTCGTTGTTCATCGCGTGCTCGATCAGCGACACAGGCACCACCGTGTCCTCCTCACTCGGGGGAAAGTTGCCAAGTACACGCACATGATACGCGGGGCTGTCCTCGCCGTACCGCTTCTTCATGTCCTCAACGAAGTCCTCAGACACGCGCGGGCTCGTGACGCAGCTCACATGCATCGTGTACCAGTCCTCGCGCAGCCGATTGTGCGTGTCATAAAAGAAGCCCGTGTTCCGCGTCGGGTTGCCCGTGAGCACCGTCGTGGCGTTGTGTCCTGACATCGACCCAGAGGCGGCTTCGAAGACGGCATTCGGCACGCCGCTGGCTTCGTCGGCAATGAGAAGCACGTTCTGGCTATGGACACCGGCCAGTGCCTCCGGCTGCTCCGCGCGGGACGTCCTGCACGAAATAAACGTGCTCTCCGGCTGGCTCTTCAGCTCAATGCGGTCAGACTTGATCTCGAGCAAATCGTTAAACGGGGGCTTGAGCCGCTTGGCCACGTTCTTCATCTCCGCAAAGCAGGCGTCAAACAACTGCGATGACGTGGGGGCGGTGACAACCGTCTTGCTCGGAACGCGCATCAGCACATGCCAAATAGCCGCCATCGCGACGGCCGTCGACTTGCCCACTCCATGGCCAGAACGAACGGATATGCGCCGCTCAGCAGGCGCTGCGATCGCGTCTAAGAGCTCCGTCTGCCACTCGTCGGGCTCGATGCCGATCACCTCGCGGGCGAAGCCAACGGGATCACTGTGGTAGCGGCGCATCAACGTCAGGAACGGGTTATCATTTTTTTCGGGGGTCATGTTAACACTCCGTTAAAGGGGTACGGGGGGGTGTAGGGGGTGCGGGTGCGTGGGGAGGTCATTAGCATTTGCACCCGCCCGCCTTTTGCGAGGGGGGGGTCAAA